GGCTCGATTTGAACGGTGTTTGAAGGGTATTGCTTTACATCGGGGCTGAGAATGTTATGTTTTGGGCTGTCCTGACGGCTGTATGGGGCATTTCGTGGGCTTCTGGGCGCGTATAGCTGCTCATGTGGGTGCTTTATCGTCTGGACATGGAAATGGGCGCTTGTGGGGCTTAAAACGGCTTGTTTGGGTGGTGATTGAATGAAGGAGGGTGTGGCTGCGGTCATGCCTTTTATTTTGCTTGTTTCTTACTTTTTATGATTGTAAATTCTTCCAAATAGTTATTATTTGGTATCTTTGCAAGCGAAAACGAACATTTAAGAAACAGAAAGGAACAGTTATGACAAAGGTTATACACGTGCATTTGATACATGGGCGGAAGAACTACTACTTCGGCTCAATATCGGCGATTTATACGGTTTTGACAGAGGATGAGGTGGGTATAAAGAAAAGCTCGCTGCTACACGCCGGACTGGCTGACGGAGGCGTTATACTCAATAAAAAGGCTATGATCCAGCAGGGAGAGCTGATAAGAGGACCCAGGAGGGAAAAAGAGAAGAAATAAGGGTGATTTAAACGGCTAAAACGTTGATATAACGGCATTTGAACGGCTTGAGCACTGATTTGAACAGTGGTCAAGCCGTTTTTGCGTTCTGACGGCTCCTGAGAGGGGCAAAAAATGGCGTTTTTCGGGTTTGGGGTGACACTTGGGGTGACGTTTGGTGTGACAAGGAAAAACGAAATGTTCTACTTGGTGTGACATTTGGAGTGACAGTTTTAACATTGAAAACAAGTGATTGACCCCCTATATAACTCCGAATAAATTGTGATTGATGTCATTTTCGGGCGTTTAGGGGGTGGGGATAATCCCACGTTTTGACATGTTATAAACCTTTGTGGAATGTCGGGAACGCCCTGTTTATCGGGGTTTTGGCTGCTTTGCTACCCTATTATACCTATGTATGTGCGTGCGCGACACGGTTTGCGGCGTGGAGCGTGTGCGTGATGCGTGTGACGTGAGTATCAGACGAGGCGGACGAGTCCGACGATGATGCTCAGGCTGCGTATGTCGTCGCGTGGGAGGAGAAAAGGGTGATGAACACTGCTGTTTTCCGACACGCATAGAATGCTGTCGGCATGATCTACGCTTTCCTGCACGCGTTTGACGAGTACCCCCTGGCTCGTTTCGAGGACATAGACGGTACCCCATTGGAAGAAGCGGATGTCTGTGATTTTGCGACAAGCGAGGAGGTCGCCACTATAATATAGCGGCACCATGGAGTCGCCAGACACCCGGATAAGGAAGTTTGCCCCTTTGTTCTCGAACTCCGGTATGACATAGCGCTCGCAGTCCTCCAGACGTACCCCACCGCCACTTTCGGCAGGAAAACCGGCGACTGCATCGAGCGGTATGAGTGGTATGCCCTCGCTGCTGCCATGGGGAACCTGGCGGGCTATCTCAACAGTGTGCTTAGAAGTCGGCGCATTATTATTTTCTGTTTCCTGAAGCATTGCTCCCTCACCAGTGAGCAGCCATTTAGCATCAATATTGAATTGTAATACAATATTCTGTATTGCAGAAGTACCAACACTACTTCGCCCTTTGGAGATTTCTGTGACCATAGAGGCGCTAATACCTAACTTTGCGGCAAAATCACGTTTGTCGCTTACTTTTTTATCTCTTAAAAGTGTCTCGTATGCCTCTATAAAACGGGCGGAGACGTCGTTTTTTGCTTCCATAATACAGAATATTGAATTATTTAGCCCGAAAAATTTGGTAGTTAATACAGAATACTGTATCTTTGCAGCGTGTTTAAGATTAAACGCGCGGCCAAAGATAGTGAAAAAGGCCGAGAATTACAAATTTTAGCAATTAAAGAATATGAACGATAAGGAATTTGCATTGAATGCAGCGATGAACAGAATGCGCAAGAAGTTGAACCATTTGTGTGGTGACATTGAAAATTGGAAAGAGGACATGGTGAATGACTATGCAGAGTTTTTCCGCTGGCACGCCGACGATCTGTATGAAGCAATGGCCGCAAAGACGATACTGGAGCCTGTGTATGAAACGGCCAAGGAACTTGGTCTTGCGGCACTTGAGGAGTCTTTGCGCCACAATATAGAACACTTGACAGACGACCTGGTGTATGGTGATTTGGAGCGTCAGAGTACAGGCAAGATGAGCAACATGGCATACGGACTGGAGCTGAAGGCGAAACAGAAGATGATACAGTTCTTCAGTGCAGTTCAGACGGTAATAGCCGAGGGTAAGAAGATTGAAGGATAACACGGAAGTCCCAAAGGCTGCACTGGATAGTCAGCCGCCGCACTGGATAGTCGGCAGGGGCGGCCTCGGATGACGGCGGGAAAGACCGCAGGAGTTGCAGGTTTGCCATGCGCTGGATAGCCATGTGGGGTTCGACTCCCCTACACTCCACGAACAAAAGTAATAACGAACTAAAAACAGCGGACAATGAAAAGAGTGATAACAGTAACCCGCTCCCAGCGGGAGTTTTTGGCAAAGGCCTTCGGTGTGACGAAGGAGATGGTGAGCTACGCATTGAACTTTCACCCGGTGAAGGGTCAGAGCGACTTGGCAAAGAAGATACGCTGCCTTGCTGTTCAGCGTGGCGGTTTTGAGTTGGTGACGGCTCCTGCGAGCGAGGTGGTGCATGACGCGGACAACATGATGCGCCAGCACTTCGAGAACGGCTGGATGTGGGAAGGCGACAAGAACACGGGCGTACTGGAGTTGAAGGACGAGAAAGGCGACGTGGTGGAACGCATCGAGCACGCCCTGCTGACAGACATCAAGACCGTGCAGGAGAAGGTGGAAGCCATGTGCTGCGCCACTATGTAAGGAGAGAACCGCAAGAAGGAAAACAAAGACAAAAGGAAATGGAGTACTACAACAAGATATTGTGCGTGACGTTTGCCGAGCTGACCGGTGGTGTTGAGCCGGTGATGAAGGCGAGCACCTTGCGTCAGAACGTATGCAGGAGCAACATTGCTTGTGCGAGGCGTGGCGGCGGCGAGGGGACTCAGGCACTGTATGTGTGGAGCAGTATTCCGGAGAAGTACAGACGGCGGTTTGTGGCGACATACGGCGACCCAGAAGAAAAGATGCGAGAGGCTATGACGAAGGCAAGCATAAAGATAGATGCGAAGGCGCGTGAGTATTACGAAGCCTACACCTATATGGACAAGGACGGGCAGGAGCGCCACCTGACGGAGAAGATGATAGAGGAATATACCATCAACGCCTCGGTGCTTGGCGAGCTGGAGAAGATGGCGGCAAGACGCCAGGCCATCCGCAGCAGTCTGAATGCTCCGATGTCGGGTGCGTGGGACTTGATACTTGACAGTTCGGAACGTATGCGCGAGAGCTATGGCCACACGCTCCCGGGTACATTGGCGCGACTGAAGACGCGACTGAAGGCTTGGAAGGCCGATGGCTACCAGAGCGTGGTGAGCGGCAAGCTGGGCAACTCTTCAGCACTGAAGATAACCGGTGACTTTCTGAAACTGATTGTGGCTTTGAAGCGTAGCAAGGTGCCGGTGTACACCGACGCGCAGCTGTTTGAGAAGGCAAACGAGATAGCCGAGGAAAGAGGCTGGAAGCCGATAAGAAGCCTAAGCGGTATGAAGAAATGGCTGAACAGCCCGTCGGTTGAGCCTTTATGGTATGACGCCGTATATGGCGAGCAGGCAGCCCGTCAGCGTTACGGCAGAAAGCACAAGACGGCACTTCCGACACGCAGGGACACGCTATGGTATGGTGACGGCACGAAGCTGAACCTTTACTATAGGGACGAGCAGGGCAAGGTGCGGACGACCCAGGTGTATGAGGTGATCGACGCAATGAGCGAGGTGCTTCTGGGCTACTGCATCAGCGACACAGAGGACTATGAGGCCCAATACCACGCATACCGCATGGCAATCCAGAAGAGCGGACACAAGCCTTATGAGATTGTTTATGACAACCAGGGCGGCCACAAGAAGCTGGACTCGGACGGCTTTATCGGGAAGATCTGCCGCGTACACAGACCGACACAGCCCTACAACGGCGAGTCGAAGACGATAGAGAGCGTGTTCGGACGGTTTCAGGCTCAGGTGCTGCACAAGGACTGGCGCTTCACGGGTCAGAACGTGACGGCGAAGAAGGCGTCGAGCCGCCCGAACGTTGAGTTTATCGAAGCCAACAAGGACAGTCTGTACACTCTGGAGGAGCTGAAAGATGCCTATGCCGCAGCCCGTAAGGAATGGAACGAGGGTGTGCACCCTGCCACCGGCGAGCGTAGGATAGACATGTATGAGAAGAGCGTGAACGAGGAGACCCAGGAAGTGACGCTGCACGACATGGTGGACATGTTCTGGGTGTTTACGAAACGCATGGCTACGTTCACGGACCAGGGCCTTCAGGTGACGGTGAAGGGCGAGAAACGGCAGTACGAAGTGTGCTCATCGCCCGGCGTACCCGACCACGAGTGGCGAAGGAAGCACACCTACGAGCGTTTCATCGTAGCTTACGACCCTTACGACTTTGCAAGCATCAGACTCTATACAAAAGGCACAGACGGCTCGCTGCGCTTTGAGCGGACTGCAGAACCCTACATACTGATACACCGCGCCCTGCAAGACCAGCAGGGAACGGACGATGCGAAGTTTATCCGCCAGGAGCAGGAAGCCAACCTTCAGGACCGCATAGAGCGGACAGTAGCCGGCCGGACGATAGCCGCCGAGCATGGCACGGACGCGGAGCAGCAGGGTCTGCACAGTCCGAAGCTGAAGGGCACGACGGCAGCCGTGCAGCGGCAGATAGACCACCGCATGGAGCGTTACTCGCAGCCGCCTGAGCAGTACCAGCTGGGAAGACACACGAAATCGCTGAGCCTTGACGACTGGCTGGACGTGATGGAGGGCGGTGATGATGGCGACACGCCGAGAATACCGCTTCCGATGGAGAAGAAGATTGCATCAAAACTGTAGAATCAATAAAAACAAACGATATGAACGAGAAACAGAAAGAACAGATACGCGAGGCCCTGCGCCTCTATGTGATGAAATATCCGAGCCAAAACAAGGCAGCAGCCAGTCTGGACGGTACGAGTGCGGGCACGGTAAGCTCGGTGCTGAGCGGCAAGTGGGAGAACATCAGCGACGACATGTGGCGAAAGATTGCCTCTCAGGTGGGAACCGCCACCCCTGGTGCCTGGCAGATGGTGGAGACCACGGCAGCAAAGGAGATGGCCTATGCGATGACTGACGCCCAGGAATGGAAGAACGTGACCTGGGTGGTGGGCGAAGCCGGATGCGGCAAGACCACGGCAGCGCGGCTTTACGAGCGTGAGCACAGCGGTGCCTACTACGTTCTGTGCTCGGAAGACATGAAGCGCAGCGACTTTATCCGCGACATTGCGAAGAAGATAGGCTTGAGGACTGACGGCATGACGATAAGAGACATGCTTGACGCAATCATCGGCGCACTGATACAGACGGAGAACCCGGTGCTGCTGTTCGATGAAGCTGACAAGCTGACGGAAAGGGTGTTCCACTACTTCATAGACCTGTATAACAGGCTTGAGGACAAATGCGGCATCGTGTTTTTCTCGACCTCTTATATCAAGCGCAGGATGAAGATGGGGCTGCGTTATGACAAGAAAGGCTATAACGAGATACACTCCAGGATAGGACGCAAGTTCTTCGAGCTGGAGCAGACAAGTCCGAACGACGTTTATGCGATCTGCGTGGCGAACGGACTGACCGACCGCAAGAAGATAGCTGAGGTGGTGAAGGACGCTGAGCAGTATGACTTCGACCTGCGGAGGGTGAAGAAAGGTGTACACAGAGTGAAGCAGATGGACGCTTGAACGGTGTTCAAATAACATTCAAACGATATGAAAAGAGCGATAAGCGTGAGCGAGCTGCTTGCGATGAAGAAGCAGACCTACAAGCTGAGCGACGAGTGGCGCGAGGCGTTTGGCGAGCCTGAGCGGAACGGAGTGTGGTTCGTGTGGGGTCGAAGCGGAAGCGGCAAGACGAGTTTCGTGCTGAAGCTGTGCAAGGAACTATGCCGATTCGGGCGAGTGGCTTATGACAGTCTGGAGGAAGGTTCGAGCCTAACGATGAAGAACGCCTTTATACGAGCCGGGATGCAGGACGTGGCACGCCGAATGGTGCTGCTGGATGCCGAGAGCATGGAGGACCTTGACAAGCGGCTGTCGAAAAGGAAAAGCCCCAACACGGTGGTGATAGACTCCTACCAATATACGGGCATGAGCTTTGAGGACTATCGGGCTTTCAAGGCCCGGCATCCCAACAAGCTGCTCGTCATCATCAGCCAGGCCGAGGGCACACGCCCGAAGGGGCGTACAGCGTCGAGCGTGATGTTTGATGCCTCGCTGAAGATATGGGTGGAGGGATATAGAGCCATATCGAAGGGGCGATATTTCGGGGACAAGGGCTACTACACCATCTGGGCGGAGCGAGCTGAAGAATATTGGACCAATAACGACAAGAAGCAATGAGTAAGGACATGAACGACTACCGGCAGGGTGACACGATATATATCCTGCTGAAGAAGATCCAGGCGGAGAGCGTGATGGACGAATGGCTGGAGGGTAACTGGCAATGTGACCTGACGGCACACCGCAGCCAGAAGAACAAAGGTTGTGTGGTGCTGGAAACTACCGACCTGATGTTTGCGGCACGGATCATCCAGTGGCACACTTATGAGAAAGTAACATATAAACGCGAGAAACAATGAGCAGTAAGCATCGAATGATATGGCTGACGCCACCAGTTTACGGCAGCAAGGAAGAACGGATCGAGAGCCGAGGATATACTTGCGAATACTGTCATGGTCAGGGCGGTTTTTTAGGCGACCGGAACAGCCCGAACGACAGCGAATGGAAAATCTGCCCCGTATGTGAGGGCAGCGGCAAGATGGACGCCGAAGTGACCATCAAGTGGAAACCAAGTAAAACGGAAAAGAAATGATATATATTGGGATATTGACCGTAACAACGAATGTCTATGGTTCGCGCAGGACTTTACGCTTCGGCATTGTTCTTGACAAGAAGCGGAAAGGCATAGAGGAAAAAATAAAAGAGACGTACCGTAAGAAGTTTGAGGAAAAGATGCAGGAAGTCGGTCTTCCAGCATCGGCTTGCAAATTGTCTTTTAGGTTTGAAACGACACTGCTTGCAGATATAGACCTTACATTTTTTGAAGATGAAGCAACTGTAAATCCAATAAACATCAATGAAAATGGAAATACTGACAAACATTAAAATGTGGCTTAGCGCAAAGCGCAAGGCCCATAGAGAAAGAAAGGCTGCACAGAAGGCTGCTGCCTTAGTGAGAGAGAGCGAAGCGATAGTTCAAGCTCGCGAGTTCAGCGGTGAGGTGTACGTGTGTTTCAACAACGTGCCTATACTGCCAGCCGACGGGCTGACCTGGGACGTGCCGACGACACTTGCCGTGGCGAGGGAGGCGTGGCTGAAATGGAAAGAAAAGGAGGCGGAGCATGAACCACGTCGATAACTACGGGAAGTTCTACAAGCTGCTGAAGCTTCTGCCAGGTGCGGACAAGGAGACCTTGGTGCGGCAGTTTACCAACGAGAGAACCGAGCACCTGCGGCAGATGACCCAGACGGAGTATGAGCTGATGTGCAAGGAAATGGAACGTGTGGCGGGCTACGACGAACGGCGTGCCGCTCTGCTGAAGGCGAAGCGCAAGGCGCGTAGCGGCGTGCTGCACCAGATGCAGCTGTGGGGTGTGAACACGGCAGACTGGAAAGCCGTGGACCGCTTCTGCGAGGACAAACGGATAGCGGGCAAGGCATTCCGCTTCCTGGACAGCGAGGAACTGTCAGACCTGAACACGAAACTGCGTGCCATGAACCGCAAGAAGAAAGAAAACGAGTAATGAACCCATAAAAAGAAAAGACAATGGAAACAAAGAACGAGACAGTGGACCCCTTGAAGGGTATGACGAAGGAGCAGCGTGCCGAGCTGTTAGCACGGCTGCAGACCGAGGCTAAGAACGACCGCATGGCGAAGCGCGAGAGCTACGAGGCGCTGCGTGGGCAGTTTATGCATGACGTGCTGGGCAGAGTGGAGAACTTGGAGAGTGAGGTTTCGGGCTTCAAGAAATGGCTTGACGACGAGGTGACAGCTTTCACGAAAATCATGCGCGAGTATGGCGCTGTGAAGAACGAGAGCCAGCAGAGCTACACGATCACTGACGGGGACTTCAAACTTGAGGTGAAGTTTAACAAGGTGAAGGGCTTTGACGAGCGTGCAGACCTTGCAGCCGAGCGCCTTGTGGACTATCTGAAGCGCTACATGGAGGCGAGCGAGAAGGGTGTGGAGGACCCGATGTACCAGATGGCGATGACGCTTCTGGAGCGCAACAAGACGGGCGACCTGGACTACAAGAGCATCTCGAAGCTTTATGAGCTGGAAGACCGCTTTGACGAGGAGTATGCAGAAATCATGCGTCTGTTCAAGGAAGCCAATGTGGTGCAGGCCACGGCGACGAACTACTACTTCTCTAAGCGCAATCCGGAGAACGGTGTGTGGAGCCGCATAGAGCCGAGCTTCTGCCGATTGTGATGATGTGCTGGGCCTTGCTGGGCCTTTTTGAGCCTTTGGAGGGCGCAAGATGAATAAAGCCACCTAAATATGAGCGATTTAGGTGGCTTTTTGCTTGCGGTTTAAGGGAAAAAGTTTATTTTTGCAGACTATGAAAAAAGGAAGGAATAAAGAGCTGATAAAGCTGAGGGACGAGGCTCTGTACCGCCGTTACTATTACTGGACGGAGGTGCAGCGCCTACGTTTTGATGATGCCCTGAAGCTTCTTTCAGAACGCGAGTTCTTTATTTCGGAAGAGCGCATCATGAGCATCATCAGACGCAAGTGCAGGGAGGGTGGTACGGTAAACGTGAAGCCGTTGCCGAAGGTGAAGGTTCCGAGACTGACGGCGAAGCAGCTGGAACTATTCCCCACGCTGTAGCTCCCGCGCCGAGTCGTCGTGGATACGGAACGAGAACGTGTACTCATAGGCCTTGACGCCAGCTGGGAGCGAATAGAAACGCGACTTGGTGCGCACGAGCGCAGTCATAGAATTGTTCGGCCGGAAGCCCTGGAGAGCAGCATAGACACGGTTTGCCATTAGCAAACGCTCGGCGACCTTTGACTCCGTGCCCGATCCGTAGTGCGTATCGTCGTAGCAATCGACCGCGAGACGGACGGAGAAAAATACCGTGCCCTGCTGCCCACCCCCTGTAAGATTTTCCCAATCGGCTTCGAGATTGCCGATGAGGACACAAGGGAAAGTGACGGGATAAGTTTCCTCTTCGAGTCCAGCTTCGAGTTGTCCGTAGTCCTCATCGACGAGAGTGAGTTCAGGCATCCATTCAGAGATGCGCTGAATGAAAAGTGAAAAAAGTTCGTCCATAGTGATTTACGCGTTTAAGATGTTATGAATTTCGGTTGTAATTTTCTGTTGTACCTTATCCGATAGTTCACGGCTGTCGCCGATGAACTGTCGCTGCGGTATGCGGATGTTGAGTTTTGTCTTTTTGGTGAGTGCAAGCGCCTTCCATCGGCTTGCTCTTGGATTTTCGGCAGCAGCCGCCATTTTCTTTTTCTTTGTTTTGCCCGATTTGGCCCGTTTGATGCCCGCCTCCTTGTAGAACATCGCCCACGCGAAGCGTCGCATCTTGTCGGTGACGGCAGGATGCGTGGAGCCTCCCCAGTTGTGAAGCGGCGCATAGAGGAGGTCGTTGGCGATGATGACGCTGGCATCTGCCGGTGAGTATTTGATAGACGCAAAGAGATGGTTGCGGCCGGAAAGCAGCGGTCCGTATTGCGAAGCGGCACTTTTACCACCCGACTGCTGTCGTCGCGTTTCAGGCCACCGCGTGAGCCCATTGTTGAGGAAGCCCTGCAAACGGAAGTTATTCTGGAAATGGTCCTTAGCCATACGTCCGATGAGAACCGGGAGTCGGCGATGTATAAGTCTGTTCAGCTCCTTTTGATGTGTTTCGAGCTGACGGATGAATTTTTTCTCGTCCATAATGATTGATTTTGAAATATAATGTTTACCTTTGCAACAGAGGTGATAATAACGATGATGGCAGCAGGTAGCCGAGCGGTCTTCGGAGCGCATATCGTAGGTTCGATTCCTACCGTTATTATCACCTTATTTTTATGTATCTGTCTTCATCTAGATTATATTGTTGTGTTATACCTGCTGTGATGAATGCGTTTGCTATAAATTTGGTACCATTGGCTTTTAATTTGTAATTTGGTTCAACGACAAACTTTTGCACTTTCCCGTTTTGGTATGTGGCAAAAATGATGTTAGCCTTTTCCGTGTCGAAATACATGCTGCATGATGCGATGTTTTCGACAAAGAACTTCAACTCGTCAGGACTTACCGACTTGCCGTTATTCTTCTTGAAATCTCGTAAGGCATGAAGTACCCTTTGGTCAGAGAGAAATATATCCTTAGATTCCAAATCAACCCCATTCTGTTTGATTTTTGCAACTTCACGATCGCTGAACGAATAGAAACTGCAAGCAGTCTTTCTGGCTATCATATCCTTTGCGACATTATCGACAAGCGCCTTTGCCGTGGCGACTCCAGGCTGCTGTATGGCACGATTTATCTTGCTACAGTTGTAGCAATGTTTCTCCTCATTCCGAAAGACCTTCATCAATCTATTTTTCATGCCCTTGTTGAAAGGACACGAGCTGCAGGATTTGGGGAAGTACGGATGCGACTGTGAGAACGTGGCCTTGTCGGTGCCAGGATTGGAATCGAGTCCGGGCTGCGGGTTGCTTGCTTTGTCGGAAGAAGGCGCAGCAGTGCATGGTTCGTCGGTGGATGTAAGCGAGCATTTGCAGTTCCATCGGTCGCCCGGTCGGTGTTCGTTCCAGAACGGGTCGTTGATGGGTCGGACCGTGTTCCAAAAGAGCTGATGGTCGGCGCCTGGATTGGGCGATGTGGATGGCATCCATTTGAGGTTGGGCAGTACGTCTGCCTCCCGTAGGAACTGTTGCCAGTCGGCTGCCTGGTGTGCCCGAATAACCGCCGTGTCGTATTCGGTGCGCAGCCATGCCCCACACTGATGCGAGGCGATGGGCAGAACATCGTTTGCCCACTGATTGAACGGCTTTAAATCGCCGTTTGAATCGGTGAGAAGTCTTGCCATATCAGATTGCATACGGTGGACCTTGAAGGCAGAGAAGACCTCGTTGGAATGGCGGAGCGCCTGACGGAAGTCGTCATCCAGGTCGGGCACATCGGCTGCAGCCATGCCCTGGGCTGTAGCCTCATTGAATCTGCGCAGGATGGCACGGAACAGTTCGGGCGAAAGGTCGGCGTGAGACTGAGTCTTGCCCCGACGGTAGATGTCGTGGAGAACCTGCGCGATGAAATCGTCTGAGAACTCCATGGACGCAGCCACATCATCGGCCTTGGCCTGGTAGAGATTGTTGACTACCACTCTAAATCCGCCCCGCCCTGCTGCGGGGCTTTTGCGAAAAAAGAGCGCAGCCAGTTTTTGAAAGACCTTTTTTGTTTTGGCGACGGTTGGGAGTTGTTTTTGTCGTCGCTGTTTTCGGGTTCGTCATCATCATCGGCAGGGAACTGCTGCTTGGCAATGGAGGCAAGCGCCTCCTTTTTTTGTTGCTGTTCGGCTTTCAGTTTGTCGTAATCGGCAGGTTTTTCGACACCGAACTCCTCATAGAGATAGTCGTCGGAGACAGGTAGCTGGAAGTTGGCGCGCAGCTGCGTGAGTATGTTCATCTTTGTGGAAGGGTCGATGTCCTTCTGCTCGGGGAAACAGAACTTTCCGCCAAAGGTATTGATGCCCATGCGCTGGAATATGTCCGTCATGTCGTAATTGAGCACATCGAGGATGTATCGTCTGTCGGCCTGCGCCACTCGGTCCTCCACCTTCTTGTGTACCGTGCCGAGCGCTTGCGTTCCGTTTTCTGAGGACTCGGTGGTGAGCGTGTTTCCGAGTATGAGCTTTGAAATCTCGTTGTTGCAGCGCTCACAGAATCTCTCGTAGACATCTGCCGACCCCGTCTTGTTGCCCGCCTCAACGAGGTTTAGCGTGGTGTCCTTGCCATGCACGAAAACTGCGAGCGAGCCGGCATTGTATGCATCGTCGATGGCTCGCTGTCGTGAGTCCTCGTCATCGGTCTCGTAAGTGTACTCCTGAATGGGCATGCCGAAGACCTCGGAGAACTGTGACCAGTCGCCCGTGGTGTTGCGCTTGTATATGACCCATGGTGCAGCCTTGGCGAGGAGTCCGAGGTCAGAAGGCGATCCGATGAAAAGCAGGTCGGGGTATTCGTCCCATGAGGTGCCGGTGATGTCGGTCTGGTGTCGCAGTATGAGTCGGCGCACAGGGTCGGCGTGCTTTCTTGGGATGAGGTCGTAATCGACCCACTCCCCCTGACGATAGAACTGGCAGAGGGAAAAGCCCCACATCTTGGCATCTATAATGTCGGTGACGAGTCGTGAGAACCATGGTGACTTAATCTGCTCGTTGACCGCCTTGTCGGGCTTGCCGTCTCTCCAGAACTCGATGTCGGCACATAGTACGGCATTGCGTCGCTTCTCGATGACGCAGGAGAGGTGTGTGTCCATGAGTATGTCAGAGTAAAGGTCGTAGAGTTTGTATCGTCGCGAGAAATCGACATCCTCAGCTGCCCGGACAGCCGAAGTGAAGTCGGCGATGTCAATGCCGAAGCGCTTTGGCTGCGTGAGCACAATGACATTGGGGCGCTGCTGTCCCTGCTGCGGAATGTTTCCGCCAATGGTGATTTTGCCCTTTGGGGCTTTGCTATACTTTCGTTTTGTCATAATCAGAATTTTTAATTGTCAGTTACCAGTGATTGACCCGTTTGGGGTTGCTTTTCAAGCGGAATGGCGCATGTGCAGCACGCACCTCCTCGGTCAGTAGCGGTGCCCCCTCGATGGAGATGTCCTCTGCAGCGACCGCCTTCATCCACTCGACAGCCCGGTCGTAGCGGTCCTTGCGCAGCTGCGAAAGCTTCTGCGGGTTGTGAATACAGAAGATGTGGTATACGGCGATGTCTATGACCATCATGAGTACGAGCTGGAGTCGGTCGGAACCAGTGGCCGCGAAAATACGGTCGCAGTCGTATCGTTTGGAGAGATAGCACCTCATTTCGGCGATGGCCCGATCCTCACAAATCTCGATGACCGATTCGTCGGCTCTGGTGAGCGCATCGAGAATCTCTCGGTGAATGGAGGCATCGTAGTCGGAAAGTTGTACGAATTGGCTCATATATACATTGTTTAGAATTTATAATCTTCGTTTGTTGCGTGTGCGTATGTCGGCACGCGAGCGTGTGACCGGTGGTTCGGCCCTGTGCTGAATCTCGTCGATGATGCGATTGCCGCCCTCTACGGCATCAGGACCGTCGGCCGGATAGCGTAGGGAGAGGGTGAAGAGCGTGAACTGGTCGAGGAGTTCCTTCATGTGGGGATTGTCGCGTTCCGCCTCGTTGAGTATGAGATTACCTGCACGGTTCATGGGCTCCAGATTGGCCTCGATGCGTGTTGCCTTGTCGGTTTTCTTCTCCTCGTCTCCTCGTATGTAGAGCTGTACACCCTGCTCGCGTCGCACCTTGGCGACGAGCGGCTTAAATACCTGCTGAAAGAACGGGTCCTGGAGTTTGTTGTTCTCCATGTAGCAATAGACTGGAGCACGACCTCCGACAAATGCGAGCAGCTGCACATACCAGTCGATGAACTCGGCATTGAGCGCCTGAGCCAAAAACGTCTTAATGACGTACAGCTTGCCGGAGAGCTTGCCGAGGAGTGAGACCGTCTTGAACGACTTGCCTTTTTTGCCCTTGCCTTCGCCCGGAGCGGGGTCGCCGTAAGCCACGAGGAACTTGAACTTGGAGAGCGGCGGCACCTTTCCGAAAGCCATCTCGGAGAATATCTCGCCCTCTGATATGGGGTTGTTGAAGTACTCGCCCTGCGCTGACTTCTTGGAAATCTTGGCGAGAACACGGTCGATGTGCTCCTCAGAGTTTTTCTCGGGCCATGTGGAGTGTCCGTCCTTGTCGCGGATATTAACGATGTCCCAATGGTCGGCCATTGCTCCTGCGCGTACGACACAGCAGTCCTTGGCGATGATGTTGCCGCAGAAGAGCACCAGTGTAGGCTCAGAGACAGAGCGCGTTGGGTAAAGCGCCTTCTCCCACCAGTCCCATCGTTTCTGTATGATGTCGGGATTGAGCGTGTCCTGGTCTGTGTCGAAGTCATCGACAACCAATACATCCGGGCGTACGGCATCCTTTCGGGAGCCACGTGGCGACTGTCCTGCACCGAGTGCCCGGAATGCCACGCCCTGCTTGGTGATGAACTCGTCCTCCGTCCATGAGCCGAGCGACTGCTGCTTTCCGTAGTAGGCGATGATGCGCCCGTTGGCCTCGAGATTGGCCCGGAACGGGTCGAGCAGGCGGACGGCATTGTCGAAAGAATTGGATGTGAGTATGACATTTCGTTTAATCCCGGTGAGTGTGAGGTACATGATGCAGAACATGGCACAAGTGGTCTTGGCGAGCTCTCGGCTCCATGAGATTACCTCGAACCACTCTGGATTGGAGAGAATGCGTCGTATGGCCCTTTTCTGAAAAGGTGCGAACTCATACTGTGCGAAGTTCGGGAAAAAGAATTTTATCCATTCGAGCGGGCGTGCTTCAAGCCATGCACGGTGCTTCTGTATTTCGGCCTGTGACATGGATCGATCGACTGGCGTTGCGCGCGCGATGTTGTCCTTGAACTTTTCCCAGTTTTGTAGTGCTATACGGTCAGTCTGTTTCATACGCTGTTAGAGTTTGTCCTTGATGTAAGCGTCGAAAAGCGAGGTTAGCTCCTTTGCCTTGTCGAGGTCGGATGGTCGCATCCACTCGATGACATCAGTGAGCACAGCGATGCGGTCGGCGATGCCCACCTCTTGCTCCATGTTTCGTATTGCTGATGTGAGCTTTACGATAGTGTCAGCCTGCTTAGCATCAGGGTATCGTTGTCCCTCTGGTTTGAGCTGTATTGCGTTGTTGACTTCGGCTACCTGACGATAGAGGCTTTGTACCTGCTCACGACGTGTGAGTGTGAGTCCGACCTTCTGTTCCTCCCATTTGCCGCCGCGGCACCAGTTTGAGACTGTGACGCGTGACACTCCCACACGGTCGGCAATCTCCTGCTGTGTGAGGTTTTCTCGGAGATAAAGCGTGCGAGCCCACTCCTTTTTCTGTGTATTGGTTAAATCTGCCATTGAAAAATCTGTTTATAATGTGAATAAATGCAGTGCAAAATTACCGTGAAAAGGAGTGAATCCGAGCGAGTGAAAAGCATGATGACAAGTTGCGGCGTTATGATGCCGGCATAACGTTTCATGATAAAACAGGGGGTATGGAATGAGGTTGGAAAGCCATTAACTTTGCAACCGCAACATGGGCAAACTGCCCGACAAAGAAGGAGACAATGAGCAAATATTTCAATATCAAGAAAGCGGCGAGCGTGAGCACCATCTACATGTATGGCGACATCGGCTACGAGGTGGCGAGCGGTCAGATAGCCGCCGAGCTGGCAGCCTGCGCCGAGGAGAGTGAGCGTATTGACATCCGCATCAACTCGAACGGCGGCGACGTGTTCAGCGGTATAGCCATCTACAACGCCATCCGCCAGAGCAATGCAGACATACGTCTTTACGTGGACGGTGTGGCGGCGAGCATGGCGAGCGTGATAGCGCTGTGCGGCAAGCCAGTGGAGATGAGCCGGTATGCGCGTCTGATGCTTCACAGCGTGAGCGGCGGCTGCTACGGCAACAAGCAAGAGATGGCGAAGTGCATCGCGGAGATAGAGAGCCTGGAGGACAGTCTGGGCGAGATGTACGCCCAACGCATGGGCATGAGCAAAGACGAAGTGAAAAACCAATACTTTGACGGGACAGACCACTGGCTGACGGCGCAGGAGGCCCTGCAGATGGGTCTGATAGACGGCATTTATGATGCGGACCCCGTAGCTGAGGACAGCACTCCAGAGGAGATATACACAACATTCAACAACCGGCTCAGGAACGAGCCACAAAAAGCGAACGATATGACATTAGAAGAACTGAAGAAACAGGCGCAGTTTAAGGACTGCAAGAGTGATGAAGAAGTGGTGGCGAGGGCTCAGCACTATGCGACCCTTGCCGGCAAGGCACAGACCTTGGAGGACGAGAACAAAGAGCTGAAGACGAAGCTGAAGGGCTTTGAGGACAAAGCCGAGGCAGACGCAGAGGCTGAGCGCAAGGAACTGCTGGACGCAGCTGAGCAGGACGGCCGCATCAACGCTGAAAGCCGCCCGACCTTCGAGAACATTCTGAAGGGAAACATGGACGAGGGCAAGAAGGTGCTTTCCGCGCTGACCCCGAAGCGCAAGGTGATGAACGACCTGCACGTGCAGCCCGGCGTAAGCGACGGCCCATGGGAGCAGCGCCAGAAGCAGATCAGAGAAGCGCGCATGAAGCGCCAGTTCCAGTAAAGGACGAGAGACAGAAGAACCATAAAAAGGAAAACAAATGGCAATAGTAGTAAAGAACACGAACTACAACGGCGAGGTGCTGGAGCGCATCCTGACCGTTGCGACCACGGGCAACGAGCTTGTGGACAAGGGACTCATCATGGTGATTCCCGGTGTGGAAAAGGAAATCAGCGTGCCACGCCTAAAGGCGGGCAAGATGCTGCAGAAGCGCAAGGAAGACCCTCAGAAGAGCGATGCCCAGGGCGACTTCAATTACAGCGAGCAGACCTTGGAGCCCCACGACTTCATGGCGTTCACGGTGTTTAACCCGCGAGCTTTTGAGCAGATATGGAGGAAGTGGCAGCCTAAGGGCAATCTGGTGTTTGCGGAACTTCCTCCCGAGGCCCAGAACGCTCTTCTGGAGGCGCTGTCGAAGCAGGTGCAGTTTGAGCTTGGCAACCTGTTTGTGAACGGCGAGTATGTGAGCGGCGGCACCGACGACCAGCTGATGGACGGCATATTGACGCAAGCAGCCAAGGCAAACGACGTAATTGTGGTGAACCCTGAGGGCCCCACCTCGATGATAGACCGCTTGTATGCTGTGCGCAACGCCATCCCCAAGGCGATGCGCGAGAACCCGAACCTGCGCATTCTGATGAGCGTTGACGACTTTGACCAGTACGACAAGGAACTGACAGAGCGCGAGCACAAGAACTCTAACGAGAGCGAGGTGAACAGCAAGCGCTTCAAGGGCATCGCCATCGAGACTGTGGCCGCCTGGCCTGACTCGCTCATCATGGCGACGCTGTGCTCGCCCGATGCGGACGGCAACTTATTCGCTGCGGTGAACCTTCAGGATGACGAGAACGTGATCCAGATAGACAAGCTGAGCAACCCATCGGAGCTGTACTTCTTCAAGCTGCTGATAAAGGCTGACACGAACGTTGGCTTCGGCGAGGAGATTGTGGTGATGGACTGGAGAAAGACCAAGAAGTTCAATTACGTGCCCGAGGGATAGAAACTGGGAACGGCGGAGTGCGTGGAACCGACTCCGCCCAGGTAACAAATACAACTAAAATAAAAAAAGATTATGGCAGAGAAAAAGACAGTGAGTGTGAAGGTCGTGGCAAAGTTTCGCGACAAGGAAGACCTGAGCGTGGTGCACGAGGCAGGTGAGGTGCTTGAATTTGAGCTGAATCGTGCCCATGACGTTGTGGAACGCGGTTTGGCAGAGTATGCTGACCCCATCGGCTAGGCTATGGCAAGGATGAAATATCTGGTGCTGCACTGCACAGCCACCCCAGAAGGCCGTGAGGTAAGCTCTAAAGAGATACGCCACTGGCACACTGACCCAGTGAAGAAGGGCGGCAGGGGCTGGAAGCAGGTGGGTTACACCGATTTGTTCCATCTGGACGGAACAGTGGAGCGCCTGGTGAAGAACAACGAGGATGCGGAGGTGGACCCCTGGGAGGTGACGAACGGTGCTGCAGGCTATAACTCGGTGAGCCGCCATGTGGTGTATGCCGGCGGTCTGGCAAAGGACGGCAAGACGGCCAAGGACACGCGCACGGCGGCACAGCTGAAGGCTATGACTGACTACGTGAGGAACTTTCATGAAAGGTTTCCACAGATCAAGATTGTGGGTCACCGTGACCTGCTAGGCGTGACTAAAGCCTGCCCGAGTTTTGACGTGAAGGCATGGTTAGAGAGCATCGGCATCAGGCAGTAAGGAGAGTGTGAAAACAGAGTAAATAACGAATAAAGAGAAAACAAGGATGGCGGACACAGTAATCATGCAAATCCTGCAGTGGGCTATACCCTCGGGCGGCATAGGTGCCGCCATCGCTTGGGTTGCGAACCGCAAGGTGAAGGAGGCCGAGACGGCGAAGAGCGTGCATGACACCTACAAGGTGATGTACGAAGACGTATCGACGCTGCTTGTTGAAACGCAGAAGAAATATGAAGAGACGACAAAGATCACTGAGAAACTGGTGGCTGAAAACAACCTCACGCGACGTGCTGTCAACCGTCTGTCGCGTGCCATTGAGGCTATTCAGCTATGTCCTCACAGGGCTGCTTGTCCTGTCAGCAGCGAGCTGCAGCTCGACGAGACAGACGGTGAGGTCGGAAAACGAAGTGTCGGCAAGCGCAGTGCGAAAGGACAGCGCAAGCGCCGCGACGAGCGTGATGAAGGCGTGGTGGACGGCACCGGTGAAGGCGGACACGGCATTGCTGGAGATAGCGCTTGACTCCGGTCTGTGGCGACTGCCTGAAGGAGCGAGCTATGCTGCGAGCTCGGGCCGTGCGCACGTGAAGGCGAGTGTGAAGCAGAACGCGGGCGGCAAGCCTCCTACTCTGGTGATAGAGAGCGGCTGCGACAGTTTGGCGCGTCTGTGTGCGTATTATGAGGCGGAGAACGAGCGCCTGAGCGTGAAGAACGCTCATCTTCAGGACAGTGCTCAAACGGCGGTTGAAGAACGTTCGAAAGAGCGAGGGCTGTGGTGGGTGGACTGGTGTGTATTTATTGCAGGCGGAATAGTCTGCACGGTAATAACAATTTTAACAATGAAGATTTATGGCAAAAAGTGTTTTAGACGGAACTGACCTTATCCTTTCCATGGGTACCAATGCCCTCGGCTTTTCCACCGGTTGTAAGGTGTCCACATCAGCGGAGACAGGTGAACGTGTGACTAAAGAGGCTTCTGGTGGCAAGTGGAAGGAGTCTTACATCAAGAGTTTCTCCGAACAGATTACCGCCGATGGTGTTGTACTTACTGACGGCACGGATGAGGTGCCTTCGTATGACCAGATGAAGGACGCAATGCTTAAGGGTGAGCCAGTGGATGCAGCGTACAATCTGCGTGAAGGAGACAAACGCACAGGTAAAGCCACTGGCGGATATAAAGGCAAGTATCTGATTACCTCTCTTGACCTTGACGCACAGGCTGGTGACGATGCCAAGTATTCAATCACGCTTCAGAACTGCGGCAAGGTGGATAAAGTGGGTACGGGTATCACAGACACCACTCAGCAGACTGAATAACAACATCGCGTATGAAAAAGACAAAAATCAAGGTTGGCGACAAGGAGTTCCCTTGCCGTGTGACCATGGGCGCAATGGTGCGCTTCAAGAATGAGAGCGGTAAGGACGTGAGCAAGCTGGAGAAAACCAATATCTCCGAGCTGGTACTGTTTGTTTACTGCTGCGTGAAAAGTGCGTGCAATGCTGACAAGGTGGAGTTTGACTACGACTTCCAGAGCTTTGCTGACCTTATGGAGCCCGACGCAGCGAACTCCTTCTACGAGGATATGGGCGGTGAAGAAAAAAAAACGACCAACCAGGCGGAAAAGAAGTAAGCGTCGAGGAACTGTTGGGTATGGCATTGGGGTGCATCGGGATGAGCAGAGAAGACTTTGAACGATGTACCCCTTTTGAGTTTTACAAGGCATGGGAGCGATGGGCGGAAGCCAAGCGCGATGCGGAGCGCAACGAGTGGGAACGCACAAGAGTGTTGGCGCTCTTTGCCATCCAACCCTATGCAAAAAGCAATCTTCAAGCGCATGACGTTCTACCGTTCCCTTGGGATGAAAAGCAGGAAGAAAAGCGTGAGGAGGTGAGCAAGGACGAGTTCAATGCACGCTTTGAGGCAGCCAAGAAACGTTACGGACTGAAATAAGAAAAGACAATGGCAAAAGCAGTAGAATTTAGAATAAACATCAAGAGCGAGGACGGCGGTGTTCTGAAACGTCTGACAGTGGAAGCCGACGGTCTTGACGACATACTCTCCGAGGTGGGGAATACCGCTGTGGCCACTGGCAACAGACTGCGCGAGATGGCAGACAAGAGCCTCGTGTTCGATACAGCCGTCCGCTCGATCCGCGACCTCAGCGACATGGTGGGCGGACTTGCCGAGCCTTTCGACAGTTTTGAGACCGCCATGCGCAGTGCCAACACCATGGCAGGAAAGAGTGGGGACGAGTTTGAAGCACTGACTGGTCAGATAACGGAACTGAGCAAGAACATACCGCTTGCGCGTGAGGAACTTGCCAACGGCTTATACCAGGTTATATCCAATGGCGTGCCCGAGGATAACTGGATAGAGTTCCTCAACAAATCAAGCCGTAGTGCGGTTGGTGGTATTGCGGACTTGGGAGAGACGGTGACCGTTACTTCCACGCTCATCAAGAACTATGGTCTGGAATGGGATCAAGCAGGAAACATCCAAGACAAGATACAGATGACGGCCAAGAATGGTGTGACCAGCTTTGAGCAGTTGGCGCAGGCATTGCCCCGTGTGAGTGGTAGTGCATCTCAGCTTGGTGTCTCCATGGACGAACTGATGGCAGTGTTCGCCACTACAACGGGTGTGACTGGTGACACGGCGGAAGTATCCACTCAGTTGGCTGCCGTGCTCAACTCACTCATCAAGCCATCTGCGGAAGCTACGAAAGCGGCCAACGAGATGGGCATCGGTTTTAATGCAGCCAGTATTCAGGCTGCTGGTGGTTTAGAGAACTTCCTGCTCGGTTTGGATGCAAGCATACAGGAGTATTCGGCAAAGACAGGACAGTTGAGTCAAACCATTTATGGACAGTTGTTCGGCAGTGCAGACGCAATGCGACTACTCGGTTCGCTGACTGGCGAACAAAAGGAAAAGTTTTCGCAGAACATTGGAGCGATGGCAAACTCCGCAGGAGAGATAGACGCAGCCTTCGACAATATGGCATCGACTGGAGAGAGCCTACGTCAGACGCTCGCTAACCAAATGCACGCCATGATGGATTGGGCAGGCTCAATAGCCAGTACTTCCGCACCTTATGTGGAATGGATAGCTAATAGCGGCATCGCCATCATGAGTATGGTGCAGCTCAGCGGCGGCATCAAGACTGTGGTGGCAGGACTGAAAGCTGTGAAGGTGGCTACGCTTGCGCAAGCAGCTGCAGCAAAGGTAGTGGCTGTCGCATCCAACATTTGGAAGGTGGCACAGATTGCCCTGAACTTTGTGCTCAGTGCCAACCCCATCGGCATTGTCGTGATGGCTATAGCGGCACTTGTGGGTGCATTGATAGCGGCGTACAATAACTGTGAGACCTTTCGCAATATCTGTGATGCTGTATGGGCTGCGGTGAAGAAAATTGCATCAGCCGTATGGGACTTTCTTGTCAAGGCATTCGAAAAAGCGAGTGCCGTGATAAAGAAGGCATGGGAATGGGTGAAGAAGTTCTTCGGCATAAAGGACGAGACCACAGCAAGGCAGACGGCAGATTTGGAGAAAAACACAAAGGCCACGCAAGCGAACACCAAGGCAAAGACTGCGAACGCCCAGACCGCCTTGAAGAACAATAAGAAACAGAACGCCCCCTCGACAGACAGCGGAAACGGCAGTGGTAAATCTGGGAACCAGGACAAATACAGCGGAAAGAAGCTTATCGCCAATGCCACGAGTTACAAGGAATTTGGCAACAACATCCAGTACTACCAGAACAAACTGGAAACTGCCAACGGAACGGACACCAAGACCATTTCGCTTTATGCAAAGAAAATCGCAGCCTTGCAAAAGCAGCAGGATGCGATAACGCAGTTGCAGGATGCGGCAAGCCGTCCCACCGAACTGAAAACCCTGAAGGACATCGATGCAGAAATCACTTATCAACAGGGATTGAGGGAGAAAGCCTCTGCTGATGAACTTGCAGTAATCGATGCTGAAATACAGCGTTTGAATGACCTTAAAACGGCGTTTGAACGCAGTTCGCATGTTGATGTCGGTTTAGACAAGATACAGACATACCGCCAGCTTGAAAAAGAGCTGCAGTATTATACAGACTTGTTGAAAACCGCTACAGAGACAGAGCGCATCGAGATACAGAAGCAGATAAATGCCCTTAACGACCTGAAGAAGAAATGGGACGATACTCTTGATGAACTGAAGAAGCCGGAGGACATCTCCCGACTGAACACCATCCGTTCGCTGGATGATGCCATCAGCTACTACCAGACCAAGCAGAAGAACGCCAGCGCATCGGAGATTGACGACATACAGCGCACGGTGTTGGAACTGGAGAAGAAACGCGATGCCATGAAGCAACTCACGCGCATTCCCGAAATGGAGGAAGAAGTGGCGAAGCTCGACAGTATGGAGGGCAAGACGCTGACCCTCGAACTGAAAACCATTGGGCTTGATGGTGTAAAGAAACGCATCAAGGAACTCCAGGATATGTTGGCTGACACGAAAAGTCCTATGGACGAGTCGCAGCGAGCCTCCATACAGAAGCTCATCGGCAGTTATGAGGATTACGAGAAGCGCATCCGCAAAAGCAATGTCACGTTAGGTAAGTCGTGGAGCACGGTCAAGGGTGTGGGCAATGGTGTCACCTCGCTCACCGATGCACTGCAAGGCAACCGTGACGCATGGTCCACGATTACTGGCGTTGTCGATGCTGCCATTCAGATATATGAGGGCATCAACGGCATCATTTCAATTATTCAGGCCTTGACCGCCGTAACAGGTGTCTCCAACACTGTGACCGCTGCAAGTGGAGTGGCAGCGACCACAGCTGCTACGGCAAAAGTAGCGGCAGCCCCTGAAGAGGTGGCGGCATCGGTAGCTACGATGGCGGCAGTAAAGGCAGAGGCGATGGCGTACCGCGAACTTGCAGCTTCAGAGTTTATGGCTGCACACGCTTACATTCCGTTTGCTGGTGCTGGCATCGCAGCTGGATTTATAGCCATGATGCAAGGGCTTGTTGCTTCGGTTGCCGTGACACCATTCGCCAACGGCGGTATTGTGTATGGCCCGACTTTGGCGTTGATGGGCGAGTATGCTGGAGCGAAAAGCAACCCGGAGGTGATAGCACCGCTGAACAAATTGAAGTCGCTTATCGGTAATAATGGCGGCGGAGGTGGCGGTGTGTACGAGCTGAAGGTTAAAGGCAGAGACCTTGTGGCGGTGCTTGCCAACGAGACGAGAATAAATAGAAAAGGAACAAACATCAAAATATAAGGAACATGTATCTGCACGGACATTTTTACAACCAAAGGGAAGAGCGCATCGAGGTGCATATACTGACTGGTGGTGACCGTACTAAGGAAACTGTCATTGGTGAGAAGAATGGGGAACTGTCGTTTACTGATGATCCAGTGGAACTGACGAGTCAAGTGAACGATACGTTTGACCACTTGCTCTGCCAGCAGGCTACTGTACGCCTTCTGGCGCGGAACTTCGTGCCGGACTTCTTTTGTGCCTCATGCCGTGACGCTGTGGTGAATATCTACCGTGAGGGGAAATGTCTCTTTGCCGGATTTATCGAACCGCAGAGCTATTCGCAGGGCTACAACGAGGAGTTTGACGAGATAGAGTTGAGCTGCATCGATGCGCTGACGGCATTGCAGTATGCTAAATATCGTGATGTTGGCTCGCTCGGTGTACTATATAATGTAGTAAAGGCGGAGGCGGAACAACGCACATTCTTGGCGATGCTGAAAGAAATTTTGGGCGGTGTGACGGCTGAGCTTGACATCGTGGGTGGTAATGCCATGCGCTACCTATATGATGGAAGTAAGGCTGTGGACGATTTGGCAGGTAACCGCTATTCGATATTCGGGCAGCTGACGGTGAGCGAGTTGCTTTTTCTCGGTGATGAGGAGGATGACGTATGGCAGCAGGATGAGGTGTTGGAGGAGATACTGAAGTACCTGAACCTCCACATCGTGCAGGATGGGTTCACGTTTTATCTGTTCTCCTGGGAGAGCGTGAAGGGCGACGAACGCATCTACTGGCGAGATTTGCTGACTGGCGCAAGCGTGACGACGGCCCGGCAGACAACGGACATCGTGACTGGTTTGGTGACAGACACGGATACGACGATAAGCGTAGGGGAGGTGTACAATAAAATTATGCTGACTGCCAAGGTGGAGAGTATGGAGAGTGTGATAGAGAGTCCGCTTGACAATGATCTTCTGAAAAGTCCCTTCAGCAACAAGCAGAAGTACATGACGGAATACAGCAGTGATGGTGAGGGTTCGAAAGCAATAAACGCCTTTGACGCAATGACTCACGGACAGGAAACCTCCTATAGTGGTGGCTGCGTGACGGATTGGTATGTGCAGATGATGAACAACA